TGGACGATCTCGACCACGGCGGCCGTCCCAGCAGCGGCCGTGGCGGTGCCAGCGGCCGCACCCTGGGGCGTCAGCAGGGCCGATTTGGCAGGCTTGACCACCCCAGCCAGGCGCAGCCCTTCGTCGATCGTCTGCGCGTCGTACCAGGTGTTGAGCGTCTTCAACGGCCCGGCGCCGTTCTCGTGGCGGATGATCGCCTCTGCCAGCGGCCGCATGACTTCGTAGTCGTGGAAGTTGACCGGGGTGTTGGCGCCAACCCCAAGCGCCCTGGCCACCTGCTGCACGTAGGCTTCGGTGTTGTTCTCGCTTGGCGGTGCCCAGCGCGTGATGGCGGCGCGGACGGTATTGATGCGATGCTTGTCGTAGTAGGTGATTAGCGTGCGAGCGATTGCCCGGATGCCCCAGGCCGGCGCCTTGAACACGCAAAAGCGCGGATCGCTCGCCTGCTCACGCGGGACGAGGCCCTGCCAGGGCTGACCCCATTCCAGATTACCGGGGTTGTTGTTTCGAATGCCTCGGGGGAGTTGCTTGCTCATGATGCGGCCTTCTCTTCAAGTCAACGGGGCCAGTCGCTCGAATCGATGTTGCGCATGCCTGTGCCGAGCCGCAGAAGTAAGCTGTCTAGCTTGGCGTTCACGTCGCGCAGATCGGAGCGTATTTCGGCGCGAAGGGTCTGCACCTGAAGGGTCTGGGACTGTTGATTGGCGCTTTGTACCGCCTCAACCCTCTGTACGCCGGCCAACGCATTGTCGGCTTTGTTCTCGATCTTGGTCGCATAGGATGTGAGACTCACTCCAAGACCGATGACAGTAAGCATCGTGGGAATGTTCAGCGTTTTGTCGAACTTCCAACGTTCGTTCCGGCGTTCTTGATCGCCCTTGTCTTCCTTCATGCCGACCTCTTTAAGCGGTTAAAACAGCAAAATGTTGTCACTCAAGGCGCAACTGGGTGACAAGTCGATCGCGTTCATTCGGGCAGCGCCAGCGGTCCGTCAGGAGGGTCGATGATGGGTTGCGGGAAACGCACCGCGTCGGAGGCATCTGGTCCGTGGGGCAAGACCAGGTTTAGGTGCAAAACGCCACCATTTCGTTCAACAGTTCCGACAATGAACGGATGTGGAGAATCTTCAGGCGAGATGGGGTTTTCTTCCGTAACGCCAGACAGATCGACCTCATCCCCATTGATAAGCAAAACTTCGCCTGACTTGACGACCGTAAGCGTATCGTCTCGACGTTGGGGTTGGAGTGTTATGTGCATCATACGAACCACCTTCCAACAGCAATGGCGGAGATAGCCGTGTTCGTGCCACTAGCGCGGCTGATGAAATCAATTCCCCGAAGGGTGGCTGAACTTGTGCTTGGGGTGGCTGCGAGTCCCCCGATGCTCGCCCCGGTTCCCCATCGGAAAAGGGAGCAAGCCACGCTCGGCCGCTCTGCGAAAGCGGCGGGATATGGCCAAGCTCTAGAGCCTTGGAAGACCGATCCATATGGGGTATTTATTGCTTGGTCTGAAACTTCCATATGGACCCAGCAAATCTGCGTTCCATCTGCGAACCTTACGTATTCGCCGTTGGAATTAGAACCGCGCTCGATAATGGCGCCCGTAGGCACGCCCGATTCCTGAGAGACGGTGCCGACGATGTTGGATTGGCCATACATCGGCTTGATCCAGTCGGTTCCGTCGAATACGGCTTGGATATTTTCATCTTTCACCCAAGCCCTCGTGCCGGCCGGAACAGGGAGATAGACCCACTCGCCGTTATCACGCACAGCGACCTTGCCTGCATCCGTGCCACTCGGAACGACGGCGATATATCCGTCGCTTGGCGAAGAAGGCAGAGGGTCGGTAATGGACTCTACCACCAATTGCGTGAGAACTGACAGTTTCAGCCAGTTTTCGTCGCCACCGACCTTCCATTGCTCCCCAAGGCCCCAAAAGCCGTTCAAACCGATGCCTGGTAATATGCGGGATGGCATATTCTTGCCCTCATTCACCGACGCTCAGCCTTGATAAGGCTGAGCCGAACTTAGCTGTAATTAACACCGAATTGGTGTTTCTACAACTTCTTGAGTTTACTGTTGAGACGGCAATTATGGCAAATTTAACCATAGCTGCCCCCATAGTTCATACCGTACCCGCCGTCGTCCGAGATAAGCCGCAATCGCACCGTGACTGCGCTTGCGTAGGTGCTATCCGTATCCGTTACGAAGTTTCCAGAATTGGACATACCAGCAGTGGGTGCTGCCAACCATGCGACCCCAAGACGGTTATCAGCCATCGTGGCGGGAGATACCAGTTTAGAACCGCTAGGCGGCGTAATCGTGGATGTCTGAGGAGCGGTACGTGCTGACGAGTAAGAAGCCGCCATCAAGAAGCCTTCACCATCCGTTGTCGTGGTCAACACAGGTACAGCGATAGTTCCACTTGTGCTGGTGTTTGCATGAGTTCCGGTGTCAGCCACCGCGACCGCTTTTGTGGGATCGCTGCTTTCAAACAGCACAGGCTGCAAATAAAACCGCAAACTACTGCCGGATTGTTGTTGCCAGGTGCTGCTGGCGAGGGAATCCTCGATGTTGAGTTCACTCTTGCGGTAAATAGATGTGAACTGTTGACCCGAGCCGCCTAGCAATCCCTGAACACTCACCACCAATTCCCACCCTGGCGGTGGGATGAGCGTTTCGCGGTGCATGACCACCATGAAAAGGGCTGCCGCAGACAACACGACATCTTCGAGCATCGGGAGAGTGGCTGTCAGAGAAGTTGTTTGCGAATTTACTTGTGCAGCGGCTCGAACAAATTGAACTGCCGGAACAATTTGTTTTGTCGGTTGCAAGCGCACTGTGATAGCGTTGCCATAGTTAGCGCCGATATTCGATGTGGTAAAGCTTCCCGAACTAGACACACCAGGTTGAGCAGCGTTGCGGTAAGCAATACCGAGACGGTTACTGGCAATTGATGCGGGCGATACCAGTGTCGAATTGGCCGGAGGGGTGATAGTGATAGAGACGCTGCTTGACGACAATACGTAAGAAGCTGCCGTCAGAAAGCATTCTCCGGGCATGGTGGTTGTTAAGACAGGAACAGCGACAGTCGCACTATTTCCATTGTCAGAACGGTCGCCCTTCTCAGCTACGGAGACACCCTCAGACGAATCTGAGCATTCGAACAGCAGCGCCTGTAAGTAGATAAGGCTACTGGTTTCTTGAACCCACGTACTAACTGCACCAGAGTCTTCGATGCTCAGGTCTGTTTTCTGATAAATCGAAGTGCGCTGCACGAAGTCCGTGCTCGGCGCTATGGAGGAATAGCCAGTTACGACAAGCTCCCAGCCAGGCGGTGGCGTAAGTTTATCGCGATGCATTACGACCATGAACAACGCGGATGCTGAAACAACCACGTCGTCGAGACTAGGTAGAGTCACTGAACGCGAAATGTCAGTTCCAAACACATGATCGGATGCCCGTATGAATTTAACCGTTGCTCCCACATCCAAAGTGAAGCGACCCCACACCCTAGAAAAGGAAGCCTTCCCATCCCGAATGGAATACACCGACCAGGCGACATCTCCAGTTGGGACAGCATCAACAAGCTCATCATTGGTGAAAGTGAGGGTCTGTCCGGTAGAAATTTTACGTGCCTTATACGAACTGTCGGCCTTCGGCTCACTTTCAAAAATTTCAACCACGGTTTCTTGACCGTCTTCAGGTGCAATTGACGCAGCATCCCACGGCAGAATTTGCGACGTTTCCGTCAGTCGGTTTCGGTTTGACCAGGTGAAAACCGCATCGAGGCCAAAACCTATAATCTCCGGCCCCCACGGTACGCCATTGACACGAACGTTGGCCGGTCGAGCCGGGAAATACGGACGAGCCGTCAATGTGCCCGTGAACTGAACGGCTTGCGCTTCGTCGAGCACCCCTTGGGAAGTCTGCGGCAGGGCCTTATATCGAGCCAACTCGCCAGCCGAACGAATGGTCCCCAAGTCATCCATGGTCACGTCTGGGTCGATGATCCAGAAGGGTGTCCCCTGCGGCCAGTCGAGAGGTTGAGTGTCGAGCACACCGCGCATCACCGTCCAACCCTGGGCGCCGTAGCCGGTGATCAAGCAAAGCTCTGCACGGCGGAAGGCTCCATCACCTGCCGCCTCGTCGAAATTTTCCGGCTCGCCGATCCAGATGAACGCCCCGACCTTCGGATAGGTGCTCCCGTAGATCGGGTTCAAATCGGCAATGGTGGAAGTCGCTTCACGCTCAAGCGCCACAGGAAGCGGCGCATAGCCGAGTGTCGGAAGCTGGTCGATGTAGGTCCATTCTTGAGTGCCGCCGGCGTTGGCGAGGTAGGACAGCAAGTTGTACGCGAACGTGTCCTGGCCTGTTTGTGTGACCAGAACCCCTGCTCGAACTTCCGGGTCTTCGATCGACGAGGCGTCCATCAAATTGGCCAGGAAGTAGCTGGGTAGCGTCACCACATGCTGCAAGTTCGCGGGGATCGGCGCCGGTGGTTCGGACGGATCAACCCAACCGGACGACGGCGGGCTGACATAGGAGCCGGCAGGGATGGCGAAGACATCTTCAACCAGGTTGACCTTGATCGCCTGGTCGCCAGGCATGCCGTAATCGACCTTCCCGACGCGCATGACAAGCTCATTCAGGCCGTAGTCAGGCCATGTGACCTTCACCACGTCGCCAGGCACCAAGTCCCAAAACTTGCGGTTCAAAACCACGTCGCAAGCGCACAAAGGGGCGCTCGCAACCCGGATATCTCGCTGCGCAAGCTTGGCCGCCAATTCTGCCGAACGGGCTGCGTAGTAGTTCCTGCTGTCGGAAACGATGGACCCTTGTGCGGCCAGGTTTCCGTTGTCGTGGACCGTGACGGTTTCTTCCTGCTCGTTTTCGGGGTTGGTCCAGGTCACGACGATTTCGTTCACCGTTTCACCTAGGCCTTTGCGCTGGAAATTTGAGAAGATGGCGTCGTCAGGGGTGATCGTGCGCATGGTGTTCACGTCATAGCCCCCACGCACCAGACGCAAAGTCCACAAGCCGGTGCGCGGGTGTTGGAACACCCAGCCGTCGATCAGGTCTTGCAGGTCTTTGACGATCTGCTCGATGGAACTTTGGTTCACCCAGGCCAGGGAAACACCCATCCCTTCATTCCAGAGGGTCTGTGCGGCCGCATTCCAGGTTGGCAGATCGAACAGATACGTCGGAGTTCCCATGCCCAACTGCGGGTCAGTCATGGCCTCGTAGATCACATGAGCAGGGTTCACCGTACCATCTGGAAAAGCGGCATAGGACGGGTTCAATCCCACCGGCGTGTAGGAGACGGTGACACTAATCGGCTTAATGTAGGGCTGGTTGGCAGTCCAGTAGAAGCCACGCCGACCGCCCTGGAAGCCCGTGAAGAACAGGGAAGTGATGCCGCGAAACCCAGGTACGCCAGGCCGACCTGTCAGTTTGTTGGCCAGCCACGGCGAAAGGGTTTGACCATCCGCACCCATTAGAACGTGAATTTCACCGGCCAGGCCCCCTTCTTCTTTGTTACCACCGAAAAGGTTGGGCTGGTTGATGTTGATGACCGTGTTCGACGTTATCTCGCCCGACCAGAATTTCTTCTCGTCGATGTATAGGGCGTGGATTTTATCGACCTTGTGTGCGATGCCCATGTGAATGGAAAGGCGGTATTCCGCCACTTCCATCTTCGGTTTGGATTTACCGCCCATGCTCAGCCTCCACTCGGCGGCGGGCGTGTTCGACAACCTGGATGCCGTAGGCGTCACCAGTTGCCAGCATTTTCGACGCAGCTATGCCGCTTTCGAGAAAGCTACGGAAGTCCAACCCATATCCTTCGAACCATTGCTTTGCGCCGCGCACGCAATGCCCGGCACCCCGCACGTCGTCGATTGTCACGGTGAAATCGTCGCTCATACCTTCACCTTGTACTTGTAGATGTCCTTTTCGCCGTACCAGAGGATGTTCGGGCCTGTGATGGTGATCTTCCCCCAAACCTTCGGGATGGGGCGGCCCGCCTCGGCAGTCGGATACTCTAGGTCTTTTGTCGCGGTCTTCTGCTGCTTCGGCTTCGGCATAATCAGGTACGCGATGACCTGAAGCACCAGCGCGACGACGAAAGCGATGAGAAAGTTCATGTCACTTAAACGGGCTGCTGTTGGACATCGGGTTCTTCAGCGGAATCCAGGGGAAGCCTCCGAAATTCAGGATGTTGTCGTGCTTTGCACAGCCGGCTAGCGAGTGATCGCAGCCTTTGGACAAGTTTACCTTCATTCCGCCCATCAAGCCGATAGGCGAGCCTGACAGCAGGTAGGCGCCACTGATGACGCGCACTACGGTGCGGATTTCACGACGGCCGTTGGGTTGGCGCCACTCGACGATGCCGCCCTCGTAGTCCTCGTTGCCGGCCACGGAAAGGCTGACCAGGGTGCCATCAATCGCCTGGACGGTCGCCTCTACCGTCGCAGCAGCCTTACTGGCTCGGCACGAGGTTGGGTCATACAGGACGTGCGGGCAACCGTATTGGTAGTTTCGACGCAGCCCTGGCCTCTTGAGCGAAGTGGTAATTGGCTCGCAGGTCAGAGATGCCTCACGCTTCACCCAGCGGCAGTTGAGCACGCGCCCGGACCAGCACAAAAGGAACTGTTTGTCAGGGTCATTGGCGTGCCCTTGGTAGATTTCCAGGTTGATCACCGTCGATGGGGAATAGACCCGGAACATCTCGGGGATTTCAGACGACCCAGGAAGCTTAACCGTCAAGGCTGCTTTATCGAGAGTGCCTGAAATGCTGATCGCCCCACGCTGGATAGGGATCGGGCGATACTCGATCGTGTTGAAGACGACAGGTTGTTCGCCGTCCGTGTAGCCGTACACCTGGTCAGGCTGATCACCGTATGTGAACTTGTACAGTTCAATCGGCTCGCCTTGATCGACGCTAGTTTCGATATTGTTGAAGCTCATGCTTCAATGTCCTCCTGCGTTTGCATGGACATCTGGAATTGGGCGACCTCATCGGTCAGCCATTCGATCGTCAGGATGTCTGAGGCCAACCGCCACCGGGGCAGCCAGCAAATCATCAAGATTTCGGAAATGGCGATGTCACGCGGCCAGTTTGTGCCAGCATCAATGACGCTATTGCCCGCCTGTTCGCTGATCGCGATCACGGGTCTAATGAGGTGTGAGCCGTCATGAAAGCGGATGAACATATGACGGTAGACCGGACTGTTCTGATAGAACTTCAGCAGGTCCGGGCCAGCCACGGTCATGAAACGGTTAAGCTGTGATAAGTCTGAGGCGGGCACGATGTCAGGTTGGTAGGTCGGCATGTAGAAAGTCCCACGCCGGCCCTTCATGCGCCGGAAAAACTGCTCGATCTCGACGGCTTCGGCTCGATTGCGTGATAGAAAGGTGGCCTGCACAATGCGGCGCCGAAAATCCAACAAAGTCAGGAATTCAGCCACGCCCCGGCCGTAATCCAGCTTTTCAACTTCGGCCTGGAAGTTAACCCTGGGCGCGTTTGCCCAATTCGGCTTCTTCAGGAACAGTTCGCTCCCGTTGTAGTCAGGGAAAGGTGTACCAGCGTCATCGACCCCTTCGCTCGCCGGGGCCACGTCATACCGGAAAGCCAAGTCGCTCACATTGCTGGTTAGGTTGTTGACAGCCTGCTCGACCTGAACTCTGCCGAATAGCCCAGGATGGACAAGCGTACCTTCTGGCCAGGTGTCGGGCGAAACGGACGTAAAGGTGACTTCATCATCGTCGATTGACTCTACGATACGCATGCCGTGTCGATTGCCGTTTCGCAGAACGATGAATGCTCCCGGTCGAAGCCAGTCCGGCACGCTATCGACGATCATGATGCGGGCATTGGCGGCCACGCCAGACGTTGTAGTGATTGACCTAGTTAGCTCGGGAAGAATGAAAGCCTTGTCTTGCCATGCGTCAAACATGCCGCGCAAACGCCACGCCTTATCGTGGGCCGCGTGGACAGAGAACTCTAACCATTTGCGCGGCGTTTGGCGCAACGCTCGACGCTGCTCACGACCAGAGCGGCTAGTGATGATTTCCGTCTTGTACTCATAGGAAATCTTGTAGCCGGCCGACCAGTTGGGCAGCATGTCCCAAATCTCAGCCCGCAAGCCGGCCAGCGCCAGCGACATGGTGCGCACGTCGAAGACGAAGTTGAAGCGCCCGTCGATGGTCGGTGGACCGTTAAGGTGCGCCGTCACCGAAAGCTGCGTGAACTGCAAAGGCTTGTACGTGGACGGCGGGGGTGTGGGGTTTGTGAGGCTGATACCTTCAGTGTTGCTGGCAGTAACAGCTTCCAAATCAACCGAGCGGAAGTAGGCGTTCCAGATGAAGAACGTGCGCGTTACGTCCGCGATCACCGCTCCGAAGTCGATCGAAGTGGGGATCAAGAAGATGGTGTTGAAGAAATGATCCGAATATGACTTGGAGACATATGCACCAGCGTGCTTCTCCGGGATTGTCGGAATCACGCGCGTCATATCTGCCGGGAAGCTGTGTCGCCCAGCAGTAACATCATTGACCCGCCAAAACGAGTCCGTGCGCTGATAGAAAGATTGCGTCAGACTTTCGGTCAGCCCGAGAGGGGACATTCCGAGCGGCAGTGCTGTATCCGCCATGTCAGTCATCCATTAGGAACGCAAATCCGTAGTCGCCAGAGGTTTCGGGATTACCTACGCTGGCAGTGTTCGGCCCCTTCTTGCGCAGTGGGTAAACACGCCAAGCGGATTCATCGGGCAAAGTTACCTGCTGCCCTGGAAAGAAGTTAGTCATTGACAGCGTTCGCACACCGGCCGGTGTTCCAATTGGTATCCAATAATTTTGGGTTGTAGATTCAGTTCCGTAATAGAGATTAATTGGATTCAATGGAGTGTAGCCACTGAAAGCATTTGTTGTTCTCAATGGTGATAGCATCGAACGGCGTCGCGGCCCGCCTTCCACAAACAAACCATCGCGTCGAAACTTTGCAAACGTGCCATTTATGTTGATACCTCCGCTGTACGTGCCAGGCCAACCGTCAGTATCGACGTTGTACTCAAACAAAGAAGGGGTGGCGAACCCGTGATATTCATAGGCATCAACAAGCCCCCATTGATACGGATCAGGGCAGCCACTGATAATTTCCCCGCCGGAAAACGGTGCCAACTGCTCTACATAACCCATGTAGAGATGCCTGAACGAGCCGGGCTGAGTCTCAACAGCGGCAACGATAAACGGGGTTGGACTAGCCCGCCCGAATAGATCGACTTTAGACGGGGGGCCGCCAATCGTGCCGCTCGTGTTCCCCTCAGTTGTTTGACGAAAGAACGTCAGCGATCGCTCATAACCAGCGGGCGGAGTCCCTGTCAGTTCGAGATATATCGTAGGCGCATCCGGCGTTAAAGGCCAGCTTGTGACCACTGAGCGAGCAGTGAAACTACGGTCTTTCCCTGGTGCGGTGAAAGTGCCAGTATCTGAACTGGTCATGCTTGCAGTCCAGCCTGCCGTGTTCTGCGCGAAATCGACCATCGCCTCGACGACTTCGAGGGTGGTAGAGACATTGTAGGAAGCATATGCCATATCAATCACCGTTTAGGGCATAGGCGGCAAAGAAGTCATTGCCGAGACGGTTGATGTCGGGGATGCAGATATATTGGATATCGTCGTAGTCGAGGATCGTTTCGGCGCTCAAATTGAACCCTGGGACATGGTAGACGCCTTCCAGCACGCCAAGCTGCGCGGGCGCGGGCGACGACTGCACCAGCGTCGCGGGCGTCAGCACATAGCGCCCGTCGAGCGCGCGTTGGATTTTCTGGAAGAAGCCGCGCCGGTACTCCAAGGGGCTGCTGTTTCCGTCGAGGTCGAGCGTGCAGTGCGATGGATTCCACGGCGACACCGTGAGCGTGGATCTATCCCGATAGGTGCTGCCCCAATTTTGAGCAGACGCCCAGGCGTTGTCATATCGGAACAGCTTGAGATTCCCTCCCGTACCTGGGTCTGGAAAGTGATGCATTTCTGCCGATACGTCCGACCAACGCAAAGCGGCATTCGTCGTCGTACCGCCCACGGCGAGCGGGTAAGACCAAATGTTCGGCGGGGCATAGGGTAAGATGAGGCCGCCGTAGCCCATCTGATACGTAGTGCTCACGCGCACAATGACGATGAAGCGCCGGCCGTTGGCGATGAACCAGTAGGGCATCTCATAGTCACCGAAGTGCATGCACACTCCACCAGACACGTTCGTGTGTTCATCATATGTAATCGCGGCTGGGTTTATGCCAACAATTCCGCGAAATTCCCAGTTGTAGCGGTCATTGCCGGGCAAGGGGATTTGACGGAACCCGACGTAGATGTCGTCTGAACCGGCCAACCCTGGTCCGCGCAGAACGATGTCTTCCGGGTAGGTCGGCATACGACCGCTTCCGGTCCAAACAACTTCCCATTGCTGACCGAGCGCAACCAGGTCGTCGTTCGTCGTCAGGAAGTCAATAAACTTCTCCGAAAGATCGGCATAGCCGCTGGTAGTGCCAATTTCGTAGGCCATTTAATACTCCCTCACGCCAAACCGAGCGCACCTTTCACTGCGCTGGAATTGGCGCTTATGTAGTTGAGAATGCTTTGCTGACCGACTTCGGTATTGAGGCCCTGGCTGACGAAATCGCCGGCGTCGATCGTGTTAACGATCTTCACGTTCATCTGCCCACCAGCGGCCCCGCCGTTCATGATGTGGCGAGGATCGTCGCGGGTCAGAACTTCTTCGCCGCGTTCCAGGATCGCCGGCACTTCGTTCGGCGCCAGGCCTGCAATGCCGCCACTATGATAGCGCACCGCGTTGGTAAACCAGGCCGGAGACACAAGGCGGCTTGTGCGTCCTTCCTGCGCAATCCCCCCGGTGTGAGCCACAAGGCCGCGCAGACCGTTCATCATCGGTGCGCCCGCACCGCCGAAGAAGCCGCTCACCATGTTGAAGATGATTGCCTGCATGATCATCTGACCGAGTTGGCGCAGGAAATCAGCGGCAAACTGAAGGAATGCGTCACGCAACTGTTCCAGCGCTTCCTTCCCGGAGAGCGTGCCGTCGATCCAGCCAGCGATGGCTTGGGCCGCACGGTCGAAGCCCTGCACAGCGGCATTCGTGAATGCGTTTGCTACGTCCTGAGCCTCGATGGTCCGAGCCGTAACGTCAGTGATCGTGTTCCTGACGTTTGTTAGCCTTGCGATAGCCAACTCAGCGTCGGGACCACCAAGGGCTTGCCAGAACTTGATGGCGTTATCGATAGCCTCTTGCAGGCGCTCATTGACGCCGGCCAACTGCTGTTCAAGTTGGGGGATCGCCTCGGTGTTGCCTCGGCTGCGCTGGAACTCGATTTGCTCTTGTATTTCCTTGCGCAACGCGAGCAGGTCGTTAACCCGCTTCTCGGCCGTTTCGTGGGCCTTGGCGGCCTGCTCGGCCTCGTACAGCTTCGTCACCTGCTGTGCGATCTCGCGACCCTTCTCGGACTCAGCTTTCACGCCGGCCTTGTCCAGGGCCTCAATGATGCGCTTTTGCAGTTCGGTCTTGCCAACCAAGTCAAGCTGCTTTTGCAGTTCGCTGGTGACACGCTCGACAGCCGCCAGGCGATCTTGTTCGAGTCTCGGATTGCCGCGTTCCAGGATTTGCGCTTCCGCCTCACGGCGCTTGGCGTTGATGCCGCCGTTATCACCACGTAAACCGCGAACTGCTTTGGCGATTTCCTCGCTCGTGCCGTACTTGACAGCATCTATGATGCGCTTCGGTAGGCTGCCGTAGTTGTACGCTATCGAAGTGAGAGCGGCTTGCTGATCCGGCGTAAAGGTACTCCAACGATCACTACCGATCTGCCGCTTGATGGTGTCTTGGAACTCACCAACCCGGCGCACCAGATCGCGCAAGGCTTCTTCCTGACTAACCTTCATGCCCTGCGTGACCTTCTGGATCGAACCGTCATCCAAAGTCACGGTGTCCGAGCCATAACCGACCCGGTAAGCGTTCACGTCCCAATAGGCCGTGGGGCGAAAACCTTCGAATTGCCTGAGCAGATTGACCGACTTGAGCAAGGCATCGCCGCGAGTTTGCGAAAACTCACGAATGATCGCCTCGTCGAAGCCGCGCTTGAGTTCCTGAGTCGCCTGGCTGGCGATGTCCATTGCTTCCTGGCGCAATTGCGCAGCCTGTGCCGGCGTAAGCTCACCACGGGCTTCACGCTGCCCGATCGCATCTAGCGCCTCTTGAAGGTTGCTCGTGACCTTGGCCAGGTTGGTTTGAAATTCGAGTTCCTTCTTGAGCCTCGGGACCATCTTCCGAAGCTCGTCCATGGCTTTCGTGTATTTTTCAAGCGCAGAAGCCCCACGCTCAGCAGCATCGGCCGTGTCGTCGAGAGCCTTCGGCAGGCCGAGCAGATCGCGGTCAGCCTCGGTCGCCTCGCCACGCATCAGGCGGATAGACGCTTCCAGCTTGCGCAGCGCGTCTTCAGTCTTCTGGGCCTCAGCAGTGGACTCTTGCAAACGCAAGGCCAAGTCCCGGAATTGTGGGTGCGTCTGCGCGATCTCATCCAGGCGCTTCTTGAATTCCGCCAGGGGAATTTTCCCATTGCGGGCCTGTTCGACGAGACCGTTGATTTCCTCGAAGACATCCTTCAGCGGGGAGTCCGACGCCCGCGCGCGGGTCATGAAGCTGCGACCAAACGGCTGAACAATGTCCCGAAGTTCGTCTTCCAGCTTCCTGCGCAGATTTCGAAGATCACGGTCAAGCTCAAGCTCGGACATGCCCTGCAAGGCCTTCGTCCATTCCTCGGCCGACTTGGCACCTTCACGGTAGGCATTGGTGATCCGACCGACTGCCTCTGCGGCAGAATGCATGGACTTCTCGGCCTCACTGACCCTGGTGGACAGGAAGGCGAATGCCCCAGCCAGTAGGCTGATGGCGAGGCCGGCCGGCCCGCCAATACCCGCCAAAACGGTGCGCAGGCCAGCAGCGGCAGTCGTCGCCGTGCGAATCTCCAGGATCGCATCGCTAAATGCCTTGCGCAGCGCATACACGTACCCGACGCCACGAGCCGCCCCCAACGCAGTCAGAGCGGCCAGGATCAGATCTAGGTTTTCCAAGAGCGACATCAGCGCCCGGATCACCCCGCCGACTGCGGCACCGATCCGATCGAACCAAACTTGTGCCTCGGCGCTGCGCAACATCTCGGTAAGCTGGCGAAGCGCGTTGGTGAACTCATCGATAATGCCGGCGTTGGCGATGTCGTTCAGCGCCAACGTCAAGGCCGTCTGGAAGCGACCCATTTCCGCCTGGGTCAGTTGCAACGACTTTTCAAGCTGTGAGCCAAAACGCTTATCGAGAACGTCAGCAAACTTGAGCAGGGCGTCAGAGGTAAGCTCCCCCTGCTCCATCATTTTCGTCAGTTCAGCGCCGGAAACCCCCACCGCTTCGGCCATCAAGGCGAACGCACCAGGGATGTGCTCACCCAATTGCTGCCGAAGTTCTTCCATCTGGATCGTGCCCTTCGACATCATCTGCGTGATGGCGACAAAGGCACGTTCGACCTGCTGGCTGTTCAGCTTGAGAACACGGCCGGCTTCGGCCACGGAAGTGAAAATCTTCCGCGTTTCAGCCATAGTGAAGTTCGAGGCTTGAGCCGACACCGCGAACTTCGACCACTCGCCAGCTAGTGTTTCGATTGAAAAGCCCAGCCTGTCGGCCTCACTTTTGATCCACTGCATCTGAGCAGCGGTCTCACCCGCATTGCCGCCCGTCACGACGTTCAGGCGAGACTCAACGGCCTGCATGGCCATCGAAGCCTGGATGGCCTGGTTGACCCCATTGATCGCGCCGTACAGGCCGATATACGAACTGGTCAGCGACAACACCTGACCGCGCAGGCGTTGGTACAGCGACAGCGACCGACGCGAGTTGGCGAACAAGCTTTGCAGACTGCGATCGAGTTGCGTCGTCGCATCGGCGGCTTTCCGCGAAGAATTGGCGAGATTGTTTTGCTCATTCGCCGTGGAGCGAGCAGACGAGGCAATGCCGGTCATCGCATTGCGCACACCGGCTAGTGCTGCGCGAGCACGCTCCTGCGCTGCTGCCACCTGCTGCTGGGTAGCGCTTTGATCGCGCAGCACGCGAGTGTACTGCTCGATGGCAACACGGATTTCGCTATACGCCTGCTTGTTGGCCCGTGCCGTATTTGCAAGCGCCGCCATCTTGGCGACTTGCTCGCTCGTCTGGGCGCCGGCTTTGCCGATCTCCTGAGCCAGGCGACGAATACCTTCCTGAGCATCACGCCAAGCCGTCTGAGACGAGGTTGCCGCTTCCATCATCGAACGGCGTAGTTCCAACGCCGATCGACGGGCCGCCACCTGCGCAAGACGTTCTTGCTGCGCGGCAAGCTGGGCTTCCTTGGCGGCAGCATCGGCTGCGGACTTCGCAGCCCGGTCTTGAGCCTCGCGAACGCGATCGAGAGCGGCTTTTGCCTGGTCCGCGCTGCCCGTGATTTCCTGAAGGGCATAGAACGACTGTCTGTAAGCAGCCTCTTGTTGCGCGACACGCTGAGCAGTCCGCTGCACCTGAGCTTCCAGGTCCGCATAGGCCTTGCCGACCAGCTTCAGTTGAGCGGAAAGCTTCTGCTTGTCGGCGCCTTCCTGTTCGCTCTCCCGGCGCAGCCGGGCCTGCACACGGGTGGCAGCTTCCAATTGCGCCACGAGGGCCTGGTAAGCCGCCTGGGTTTCAGCCAGGTTCTTTTCCTGCCTGGCGATGGATTGAGCCGCCTTGTCAGCGTCGGTTGTGATCTTGTTGTAGGCGTTCCCGACAGTGGCGGCCACCTTCGCAAAGTTGGCCAGGGCGCTACCCGCCTTTTCAGACGAGGCGCTTATGTCGGCCTGTTGATCGGCCAGGTCATTCAGGGCCTTGGTTACGGCCTCAAGGGCCTTTCCGGCTTCGTTTCGCGCCCTGATTACGAGATCGACATCACCCTTCGTAGCCACTGTCGTTCAGCCTTTTGATAACGTTCTTGAATTCCTTCCTGCCTTCCTTCGACAAGACGGATACGACCGCCAACTGCATCAGGGTGGCATTCGTGGCGTGTTCCCGGTTGCGTCGTTCGACCACCAGGGCCGCCTCATCCCACACCATCCCGATCGGATAATGCTGGGCATCAACATGGCCCTCTGCGAGCAGAAGGCTGACCTGGCGCCGGATTCCCCATAGCCAGGTCTTGAAGGTCAGCCTTTCTTGCTGTCCTCGCCCTGCAACAGGCTGTTGACGGTCGCTGCGAACTTTTTTGCGCTATCTTCCGTCGCAAAAGTCAGCAGCCCGATTTTCTTCAAGGCTTCGACTTGGATGGGGAAGGGAAGCGCCAATGCGTATTCGAAAGCGTCGTCTTCTCCGCTTGCAATGGCGATGATTTCGGCAGCCAGGGCTGGCGCCTGTTGGATGAGATGCGCGGCAAGAGCGGCCGCATTTTCAACGTCCACATTGCCGCTACGTCCTTGCGCCAGCAGTTCGAACACCGAAGTAATTTCAGCCGAATACTTCAGCGATAGTGTCCGCAGATCGACGAAAGAGAGGCCCCGGACAGTGAACGAGCCACTGCCGGGAACCTCGATTTCGGCGGTCGGGAGTTTGAGGTCTTTCAATCCCATTGCCGAAACCCCTTATCAGGACGAAGCCGTGGCACGGCTGGTGGCGTAGATGGCTTCGTAACCCTGACGACGCAGGATTTCGACCGTGAAAGGGATTTGCTGCCACTCGTCGCCCTTGAGCGCGAAATCGCCGTTGGGGCTGATCTTCACGTAGGGGAAGAAGTAGTCGATCTGCTTGCCCTTCGGGTTCTGAGCGACGTAACGCAGGGAACCTTCGATAGCGGAAGCACCGGAGATCACCACTTCGCGAGTGGACGCGGCCACGTCGTAGGTCACAACGATGTTCGTACCCTGGCTGATGGAGCCACCTTCCAGGATTTCGATGCGGCCGAGTTCCGCGTTCACGGCATAGTCGGTCCCTTCAACAAAAGTCGTCGGGGTGGCATCGTCGTCGTCAGTCACGACCACGTTCGAAACCAGCCGAGCGCCGGTCGGGTTGGCTTGGGTCACGCCGAGTTGATAGAACAGGCCCGGCGTCACGTCCTCGAAGGTTTCTTCCTCAGCCGTCGCTCCCGTTACCGTCAGCGCATCAACCGCGCCCAGGTAGAACAGGGCCAGGTTTTGCGGGCTGATGTGGTCCGTAACAAAGGTCATCGTGCGGTTGGTTTCGAGGATGACGGAATCGTCCTTCTCGCGCACGCCACGATCGCTGTTGAAGTGGTCCAGCGTTTCACTTTCGATGCTGGTGCTGATTTCCGGGGTGTTGCCGAAATAGCGTTCACCGATGCCGGACATGGTGCCGGGTTTGAACTTGTTGAAGTACAGTTCCCCGCGACCGAGGGTGTAGTTCATCTGTTCCATGATTTTTCCTCACAGTCTGTTGAACAAAAAAGAAATGGTTTCACCCTCTATTGGTAGGGATCGGCCATATTTTCCGCTATTTCTAGCGTTAGTGCCAACAGGAAGTTGGCGTAATCATTGACATGTTCTTCAGCAGGTCTTACGACATTGGCGCCGATTACTAGATCGAGCACACGACCTTCCATCCCGAGCAAGTTGTTTCCTCGACCAGGCCGGATCATATTCTTGCGCTCGATCGCCAACGCCTTCTTCACGTCGGCCAGCAGGAAATGTGCAGGGTCGGTCGGATTCTTTGGATCATCCGTCACCCAGCCTTGAATCATGAAACGCCAGGTGCCGGTCCAAGTGTCGCCGCTCGGCGGTGTGAAATCTGGTTCGTCGGGCAGCGGCGCTTCCAGCACCGAAATCATTGGGATCGGGTCGTTGTCGCCAAAGAACAACCGACCACGGAACACCCGGCCTTCCATGTCGAAGTTGTAGCCATTGGCCACGGTGATCCCTTCGAACACCTGGCAAAGGGCTTTCACAACACGCAGACGGAACGGCTCCTGAGCCATCACAAACCCTCCACGCCAAGCAGGCGGTTGAACTCGTTGCGCAGGAATTCCTCGGTCTTCGGCGCGATGTCTTCGCGGACGGTGTTCCACACCTGGTTCACGGACGGCCCGTAGAGCAGCCACACGTTGCGGTCCAACTGCACGGCGCCTCGGCTCTCACGCGGCCGCTGGCCAGGTTGCAAGCGGATCGCCAAACCAAGGTTGTACTGCGTGTCGGTGCGCACGTTGCCGGCACGCAACTTGACAAGAAACGCCCCCTTCAACCGCCGAGCCTCGCCGGGGCGTACTTCCACGGTGAGTGGCGTTGTGCGGCGGCCGGGGCGCAGGTTGCTCCCCTTGACGAACCGGGCGAGCGAGGTAGGGCGGAAGCGACCTGTGATGATCGCTTCCAGGTTGTCGCCCACGGCCCGCTTGCGGATGTAGAGGCGGGAGTCCTTGCCGCTCAGGTAGCTTGCCGGGAAGTTGACCTGGGTGCGGATTTCCTTCGCACCCCACACACGAGCGCGCTCAGCGGCCCGGTTTATAGCCATGCGAGCATACCGGGCGATCTTCTCGGGTGCATCTTCGAAATTGGGGAGATCGTCGATCCCCTCCAAAGTGACTTCGAAGACCCTCATGGCGCAGACTCCACGGGCGGCAAGCCCGCTTTCTCGTACTGATCCTTGGACAGACGGGCTGCCGATACGGTCACGGAGATGTCATCGGTCGGATCGGTGTTGTCGATCCGATAAGCTTCGCCCGGTTGCACGTAGAGAATGGCCCCGCGTTCGAGCGTGACGCCATCGGGAAGCTCGGCGGGTAGGAAGATGAGACGGGGGTTTATGGAGTGGATTTCCGCCCACCCCATGCTGCGGTCATCACCGATCAGTGTGAACTTGTAATGCAGACGAGCGCGAACCTCGACGGGCTGCTCGCCCGATGCAGAGTAATACTGCATCGGAATGGACATCAGGTCGTGCAAAGCACGCCGCGCTTCCCGCTTGATTTCGCGCAAGTCTGACATTGCAAGCCCGTCTCCGATCAGAGGTCGTCGTCGGCAGACTGATCGCGAGCAGATTCGATCGCCTCGATCAGGGTGTCCTTGCTGGCGTTCTTACGAACATCCAGGCCCATCTTGGCGGCCAGGGCGAGCAGTTCGTCCTTGCTCATGTCGGCCAGGGGTGCTTCCTGGGTTTCCTGGACTTCATCACTGCTGGCCTTCTCGGGCACGGCCACAGACTGCGGGTCTTTCTCGATGCCGCCGATCTTGGCGATAGCCTGGGGTCGCACCGCTTCAAGTTGACGAATTTCTTCCTCGGTGAGATCGAAGACCTTGCCGATTGCCGGGCGCACACGCTTTCCGTTGCGCAGTACCAGAATGCCTTCTTTGATCAGCCGTTGGGGCATGGCTGTACTCCTAGAAATCGTTTGAAAAAGCCCCACCCAGCGCCGGGCCGGGTGGGGTCCGTCTGCCGCTTACACCGAGCCGGTCACGCGCAGCGCGAAGCTGGCGTTCGGCTCAACCGGGACCATCAGCGGGGCGCTCTGCGTCATCGTGTAGGTGACGCTCGGGTCTTCCTCGTCCCACATCTTCGGGAACATGGGCAGCGCACGCAGACCGGCACGCTTGTCCATGATGGCGCCGAAGCAGCGGACACCTTGCAGGCCGCCGCCCGTACCGACCACCAGGTCGGGGTCGAGGAAATCGACAAGAGAGCCGCTCTGATCGCGGTACTTCTGGCTGTAGGTCCACAGTTCCAGCGAACCCATGCCGTTCTGACCCGAGATACGGCCGCGATATTCCATCGGAACCCCTTCCGCCACGGCGCGGTTGTACTCGCTCTCGCTGCCGCGATAGCGGGTGTCGAGCAGCTTCAGCACGCGCTCGTCCTGGGTGAACAAATCCCAGGCGTTCAGACCGAACGTCAGGCGGGTGATGGTGCTGGACGAAAGATCGTGTACCAGACGGCGCAGCTCTTCAATGTCGCGCAGCGGATTGGCGGCAGACTCGCCCCAGCGGGCGCTGCCGGTCAGCGTCACGGTCAGCGAAGGATCGCGGCCGAAATCGACAGTAGTAGTCGTGTAGTCGTCACCCGCGACCGTCACGGCACCGTCGATCACCGCACGAGCAGCCATCCACTCCCAGCGGTTTTCGATCATCTGACGCTCGATGCGCAAGTTCTCGGCCACGCGGGCGTCAAAACGCTGAGCCAGGCTCAGAGAACCACCGAAGTCTTCACCGGCCATGCGGGGGATCGCCTGGGACGGATCGACGACGTGCTTCGGCTTCACATAGGCCGGCTTGAAGGTCTTGGTGGTGTAACCACGGTTGCGCAGCACGCGGCCCTGCACGTTCGGAGCGGGAAGAAATTCAGCCAGTATTGCTGGATACCGCGTTGGCGCCGCAGCACTTCCAGCAGAACAGCGGTGTTGTAGATTTCCATTTTCCTTTCTCCTGGAAGTGGGATTAGTAATCGGTGCTGCCCAGCAGGGCGCCGACTTCGATCTCAGTGCCTTGGAAGGCGGCCTGGCGATCGGCCAGGGTGTCCACACCCTCGGGCCAAACGAGCGCTTCGTGGTTAAAGAAGGCGCTCACGTAGACCGGGGCCTGAGCGGGCGGGTTGGCGCTGGACGCAATCGGCTGCGCGACGACAACCAGCGTCACCGGATCGCTTTCCTGCCCCGTGAACTTCGCCAGCGTGCCGCCGTTATCCACGGCGACTTCGAATTGCTCGAATTCGGTATTGGCGGGGACTGCTCGCTGCGCCGTCACCACTTCCTTCTCACCCGCGAACAGGTGGAAGGGAGTGAAGCTGCCCATCGTGCCGTTGCCCGCAATTTGGTTCGGGTAGCTCATGGTTTTCTCCTAGGGGCGATTACTGTTTGAAGGGATCGAAGCCGGTGGCGTCGCGCTGAGCCGAAAGGATGCGGCTGGCGGCCGACTTGTTCGGGTCTTCATCCTTGGTGCCACCGTCGCCGGCGCCGACATTGGGCGATCCGGTCGCAGCCATGGCGGCAGCCAGGGGGTCGGACTGAACGGGGGTTGCGGCCTCTTGCTTTTCGGGCGCAGCAGCCGTGAGCACAGCCTTGGCTTCGTCCACCGACATTTCGGTGTTCATCGCCAGGTGCGAGGCCAGCTTCGGCTTGTCCTTGGCTTCCTCGCAGTTCATGATTGCGCTCATACGCTCGCGTTCGGCTTTACGGGCGGACGCCGCGATAGCCGCTTGATCGACGGGCTGCTCTTGAGTGTCCGCGCCCGGCTGGGTGGTTGCTTTGCTCATTTCAAACTCCTGTTGGTCATCCGAGCCGGAAAGCTCGTCGAGGTACGCGGCAACCGCCTCGGAAGGCGTTTGCACAGCGTCGATGAGGCCGAGTGAGAGCGCATCGTCGGCGTCATAGGTTTGCGCCTCGGTCGCTTTCACCGCGTCGGCCGAAAGGTTGCGATTGCGGGCCACGCTGTTGACGAAAACGGCGTAGCTCTTGTCGATGCTGCTTTGGATGTTCTTGCGAACGTCAGGCGACAGGGATTCGAAAGGATTACCGTCAACCTTGTGTTTGCCCGCATATATCAGGCTGACTTCAATTCCGAAGTCCTTCAGCATCTTGCCGAAGTTGATGTGCATGGCCATGACGCCAATGCTGCCGACACCTGCCGAAGGCACCACAACCAGCTTGTTCGCAGCGCTGGACAGCGCGTAGCTGGCCGAGTACGAGTTCGCATCAACAACCGCGAGCGTAGGTTTAACGCTGCGGTTGGAATAGATCAGGTCAACAGTCTCGAAGCAGCCAGCCACCATGCCGCCGAAGCTGTTGTGGTCATGGATGATCAGCTTGACATCATCGTCAGCCAGGGCGGCCTTGTGCTGCGCCCGAATGAAGTTGTAGCCGGTAACGGTGCCCCACGAATACGGGAAGCGATTGATCAGAACGCCGTGAACCGGGATGATGGCCACGCCCTCGTTGAAAATGAACGGCTTGTCCGCCTTGTCACCATGAAAGCCGTAAGCCTGGGCGATCTCGTGCCTGCGGATTTCCCAAGCAGCTTCTTCCAGCGAGTAATCGGCGTCGGCCAATTCCTGCAACGCAGCGGCCAATCCAGTGTAGTGCGGGGCGATCATCGCAGCCTGCAAGTTCAGGCCGTCCACAATGGCGCGAAAGTTCGGCCGCGCAGCCTTGCGGGTGCTCGTGCTCATTCTTCGTCCTCGGAAGTAGTTTCAGTGTCCGATTGTTGACGGTCATCGGACATAGTGTTTTGCGGCTCGCGCTTACCTTCGCGCTGCGCGTCCATGGTGAAGTATAGACCCTTCGCCTTGATCAGCTTTTCCTCACGGGCACGTTGCGCAAAAATCTCGCGGTAGTCCTTGCCCAGTTTTGCAATCTCGTCCTCATAGGTGGACAGACCGCTCTTGATGCGCATGATTGCAGCTTGGGTTTCCTTCAACTCGTCGATCTGGCCACGGCTGGCACCGATCCACGAGCAGGCCGTGTAGGCCTCTTTCATCAACGGTTCGTAGAAGTGTGCCTTGGTCTTACCGGGCGGCAGCGGGACATTGCCGCGCGAGATTTCTTCTTCCAGTACCAGCGCGTAGACCGCCGAGGCGAAGCGATCGGCCACTGCCTTTTTTCGGGCCTGCATGAAGCGCCAAGTGTTGATCATGCTGGCGCGAGCCGAGGAATAGCTGGTCTTCGAATAGTCCTTCGACAGTTCCTCGTAGGACAGGCCGAGGGCAGCCGCGATGTAACGCAGCAGTGATTCCTCGAAGGCCGTACCAACACCACCTGGCGTCCCCATCGGCTGCATGTTCAGCTTCGTTCCGGGGAACAGGTGAGGGATTTTCGCCCCATCCAGCTTGATGTTGTTGGCGGCGCCCAGGTAGCTGTTTAGGGCTTCCATGTAGGAAGCAACTTGCTTCAGCCAGGCGCCGGGTTCCGCAGCACCGAGGTTCTGGTAGACGATCTCGGGCGGCAACTCGGACTCGATGGCGGCTGCAAACGAGGCGTTGATGACCGCGTTCTGAAGGGTGACTTCCTGGAACGATTTGGTCATCCGCATCTGCTTGAGCGCCGCCACCATGTCGGCAACACCCCGCGACTGATCCGGCATTAGCTGCTCGATGATGTGGATCACCTGGCGCCGACCCCAAGGCTTGAACGCCGGCACGATCACCCACTGCATCGACTTGTCGTCGTAGCTTTCGGTTGGGTAAGCCTTACGGAAAGCGTACTTGAGCGGCCGGCCACGCTCGTCCCTGTAGATACCACGACGCCAGTTTCGGTCGTCAGGCATGTCATCGGGGTTGCTCAAGCGGTCCGGCGAAATCAATTGGATCGCAGTGCGCAGCGGGCGGATCGACTCGCGCAGCCACTCGGCCACGGCCAGGGCTTCGCCTGTGTACACAAATCCGCCAACAACCAGGCGGACCATCCCCGTGAAGGTATTCACGCCGGAAGCGTCGAGCCAACAGTGTTCAGATTCTGCCAGCAGGTTGAAGCGAGCCTCGATGACTTCCTGGAATTCCTCGGCCCAACCTTCTGGGGCGCCCAACACCTTCCAGTTCGGTTGCGCGTTCAGGCGGTAGTAGGCGCCGACGATGCTGTCCTTGTGGACATTGACGGCGCCCATGGCGTAGCCGTCGTTGCGCACCATGTCCTTGCCACGAGCATCCGCCATCGGCTTGACCAGATTGATCACCTGGTCGGGCGAACGCATCGTGGGATTCCACGACATCGTTTCGCGGCTGGTGCGCTCGGCACCTTGCAGGCCACCGCCCATGGCCGCCTGCTCGACGGGCTGAATTTTTACGCGACGGATCGGGGCTTCCACGATGGCGTTCATGATCAGAAGATCATCCCGAGCGGGCCGATATGCCTTCGACCATTGGCCTTGGCGCATTCAGCCTCAAGCTGCGCGATGTACGCGGCCAGCTTTGCCGCATTGGCAACCGTGTAGGTGACAGTCTCGCCGTTCTGATCGCGAACCTCGCGGACGGATTTCCCCGTCATCAGCCGGTGATAGGCTGCACGCGCATCATCAAGAAGTTGTTGTTGGCATGCCATTTTGTTGTTGCCCAGGGCGCAAAACAAACGGGAAAACAGTCAGTGGATTAAATAGTAACCCACTTCCGACCTACGGCACAAGTCTTTGAAGTTTCAGCGAAAAAGAACGATTTTGAATCAGTTGAAATCGGTTTTAAGCGAGATTTTCAGCCAGCTTAGAAAAATCAAACGGGTTTTCATCTCGATCATAACGCTGCTTTTGATTCGGCGCCGTCACCAAGATATTGTCGTCCCACTCGGCCGCCCATCCTGGGGGATTGTCCCAATCAATCTGCTCAACCGTCAACAAGGGCGAAACGCAGAGGGCAAGAGCATAATACCCCAAGTCCCAGGTTTCGTTTCGCCGCTGACCGGGATTGTCCCAACCCTTCGGGGTGCGCACCTCGACGCAAAGCTCGGTGAAAACGAAATCGGCCATCCACTCGGGCAGACGAATCATCCCCTTTCCAGGCTCGATGCATTCCAACCGATGGGCCAACGTATCCTTCATGGTGTTGGAGCCGATCATCAATACGGGCACGTCGCCACGGGCGGCCGCAAAACGATCTCGGCGGTTGGAATCGGGGTAGCTGATCCGGGTACGAGGTGCGTTCGGCGTAGGGTCGCCTTTGAGCAGGTGGAACCGACCGGCAAAGCCTTCGGCGCGTATCTTGCGGTAGTAGTTGTAGGCGTTCGTCGTGACGCCTTCCCGGCCACCTGAGTCGCAACCAACCAACTTGATCATCATGCGGCGACCCGAGCCATCGGCGAGCGGGTAGCTGCGCTCGATGACTTCCTCGGTGATACGGTCCCAATCCTCAAGGTAGGCGCCAGGCTTAACCCAAAGGTGCTCGCCGTTATGGTCCGTCCGATGCGACTTCATGATATGGAATCGGTCGATCAGCAGCGTATCGAACGGCAGACCGGGCATGACGCCCCACACGCAAACCACAAAAGCGTTCGCTTGCACGTCGATCGTGGCCACAAGGAAACGAACGCCAACAGGCACCAGCGGAGCCACAGCGTCATACTTTCCGCCATAGTGCCGAGTGATAAGCCGGTCCTCGTCCTCATCGACCTGGCGCACGGGGAATGGCTCAGCCCTGGCTCTGAGTACTTCCGGTCGCCGCTCGCTTTCAAGCACTTTCGGCAGATAGGGTTCACCCAGGTCGGTATTGTAGAACTTCTTCAGTTCTTCCTCACTACCTGTGCGCTCATACGCTTCCTCGGCAGTAAGGTAGTTGATCACCAAATCCTTCCAAGAGATGAAGCTGGCGATCACACCGTTGAGCCAAAACGAAGCAATGGGATTCCGCGAACTCGGTCCATGAATTTTGCCGTTCTTGTCGATCCACTGACCGTCTTCCAACCACTCCCCGAACATGTCGAGTTCGTTGCGCATCGTCGGCGGAATCTTGTGGCCGCAATGCGGACAAGCCAGCATGACCGTTTCGGCTTGCTCAACCTTGGTCGGCTTGGTGCGATCCCATACGAACATGCGAAAGTTTGGCTCAAACCAATCGTCACATTTCGGGCACTGCCAATAGCGACGCTGCCTGTCGCCACGGTTGTAGAGGGCGAGAATGCCGTTCGCCGGGGGCGCTTCGTGCTTGGTCTTGGGAATGTATTTCGGGTCAGTAATCGGTTTCGATGGTGACGACTCAGCCACTGTCATCGCGAAAGAACCGAAGGTCGTCGTCCGCTTGCTCGCCAGGTCGAACGGTGAGCCATCGCCACCGATATCATCATCCATCCGGTCGTAATCGGTGAGGGCTACACGAGGTATCGGACGGCCGGCGAGTTCAGTCACGGACGGGTGCGACAGCGTAAGCATAATGCCGCTGTCGTACAACTTATCGAACTTGTTATCGGCGTCGCGCTGTTTGAGAATGTGTTTCCCGACTTCAGGGCTATCACGGTGCATGCGGTCTACCCGCCGCATCGAAAAGTCGCGAGCCGCGCCTTTCGTTGGCGAGTAAATGATCATGTCCATCGGATCGACAGTGACGGTATAAGCGAGCCAGTTCAGGATCAGAGATTGCGTCTTGCTCGACTGCGCACTGCCGACGAAAATGACCGCCTTCTTATCACGGGCAGTTAGCGTTTGGGCTGGCTTGACCATGTACCAAGCCATCGAGTTCCGAAACGGCCCAATGTAAGCACCTGGGTTGTTCACACGGACGTATTTCTCGGCAGCCTCGGGGACTGTCAAACGCTCAGGTGGGCGCAGAATATCGGCCAGGTGGCAAACAATCTCACCAAGGCTATTAAAGGTCTTCGTTTTCGAAGTCCTCGTCTTGTTCCGAGTCCCATTGGCTGTTCGGCGTGCGTCCTTGTTCATGCTTGAAACGTTCCACAAGCGCGTCGGCCAGCTTGTTCAGCAGGTCGTCGATAATCTCAATGATGATATTACGTTGCGCGTCAGACAGTTCGGTGCGGCGCTCAACTTGATCACGGCCGAGCAATAGGGTCATCCGAGCCGTCTTGAAAACTTCGCCTAACAGTTCAACCACGGCGGCTGTCGGCCAACTGTCACCATTCTCCCGCTCAAACTTGAGCCTGGCGTGTTGGCCGGCCCAATATTCCTTCAACAGCGACGGCGGCAAATCCGAAGGCTTCATCCGCTTGATGGCTTCTTCGATGTCCTTCGCCTTCGGCGGCACAAGATAAGCTGCCGCTTCCGACAGCTTGTAAATGTCAAACTCGTGTCGCTTGCCACACGGCTTCAGTCCGTACAGCTTTCGGTCAATATCGCGTTTATCGATATTGAAAATTTGGGCGAGTTGAGATTTGGTAACACCCTCATAAATGATCGACCTGGTGATGTCGTCGTTCAGCAGGTTCCCAAGGCCGATCGCTTTCGGGGCGGATTTACGAGTCGTCATACGCTCTCCCGATTGGTGTTAACTCCCTCGATTGTTGTCATCGAGAGCACGCAAAGCCGCTTCTCGTTTGCGCCTAAAAAATTCATCATGAACCACTTTGTCGATCACAATCAATCTGCCCATCTTGTACGTGGGCACAGGGAACCGCCCTGCGGCGACAGCATTGCGGGCTGCGCCAAGAGAGCTAAACCCGTAATGCTGATGCACGTCCTTCAAGGCGACCCAACTGATTTCAAGATCAGTCATGCCAGTTCCTCGAAATTCCTGATTCGTTGCCAAGTGTGCGACCCGGTTACATAACGGCCGTCAATACGGTTTACCGTTACAACAAAACCACCGGACTTTCGCATCTTGTGCTCGCTCACCATGCGCGTAGGCATGTCGATGAACTCGAATCGTCCCTTTCCTACAGGGATCACTCCGACCAAGCGAGTATGGGCATACTCGCGAGGCACGATCACCCGATAATGCCCCTCAGAAATGCGACGGGCCAGCGAGACGTGCATCGCGAACTGAATACCTCGCATAATCGCGTAAAAGTCAACGAACCCCTTGTTTGGGTCTCGATCTCCCGGCTGTGCGACTTGAGCGCCAGCCAGCATCATGAGACCCATCACGAGTAAGACCGCGCCTTCCACGTTTCTTGCATTCACTCTTTTTTCGGCTTCGGTAATTTCGGGCGTTATGCCGAGCGCCAACCATGGTTCTTCGACTTCCAGCAGTTGCGCCAGTTTTCGCATCGCCTCTCGGCGCGGCATCGCTTCGCCCGCAAACCATTTTCTCACCCCCTCTTGAGACATACCCATCTTCTTGGCAAGGACGATCTGTCGGCCCTCACCGTGAGGCGGAATGATGTGCGGCACATCATCACACGCCTGATTCAACCTCTTGACGAACCCTTCTGTTCCGGCCGCCTTTCTTGCCATTGGTCTTGCCCCTGCCGACAACAATTTTGGCCGGTATACAACACGGCGTTGGGGCACTTTGCAAGACCAAAGTGCATTAGACTCCATTTCGGGCTATCCGACAACATCGTGTGGTCGAATGCCCCGAGAAAATGATCGTCGGATCGCCTTGATGAAACGGAAAAGCATTTCCTGCATGTCGCGCTTGTCACGTAGGCAAGACACAACATGTTCCTCAATAGTGCCCTTGACGATCAAATGATGAATCACCACGACCTCGGTTTGACCTTGGCGGTCCAACCTACCGATTGTTTGTTGATATAGCTCAAGGGACCAGGGAATATCAAAAAATACGAGATGGTTTCCACCCTTTTGAAGGTTCAATCCGTGCCCGGCGCTCTGAGGATGGACCAGCAGCATTGGGATTTTCCCCTTATTCCAGTCCTTCACCGCGTGGCCCTTTTCGTCCATCACGACGGCCTTCGGAAAAGCTTCCTTTATGCGCTGTAACGAAGATTTGAACCAATAAGCGACCAGTAGTGGTTTGCCGCCAGATTCGTCCGCTAACTGCTGCAACTCCTTAACCTTTTCATCGTGAACATAGTGAATCGTCTTTTCGCTGTCGTAGACGGCGCCCGAGGCGAGTTGCAGCAGTTTGCTCGACAGCGTGGCGGCGCTCTGTGCCTCGATCTCGGCGCCATCCGGCAACTGAGCGACGAACTCTCGCTCCATCGAGCGGTATAGCTCCATCTGCTCAGCACCGAGTTTGATGTACCGAAGGTTGTATATCGGGTCTTTCAAATCCTTCAGATAATCCTCACGGCGCAACGTCAAACAGATGTCCGCGATCTTCTCAGCGATTTCCTCCTCGGCACCGGGCCTCAACTTCCAGGAGAAGCCGTCGTAGCCACGGATGAAGTAGCGATCCCGGTAGCGAGTCACGCTCTTTCCCAGGCGCTTGCCTTCGTCGAGAAGGTAGATTTGGCCGAACAGCTTCATGTAGCCGTCGGCGGCAGGTGTCGCTGTCAATTCGTGAAGCCGCTTGATCAGGGGGCGCACGCGGCGCAGTGCCTTGAACCGCTTGGTGCGGTGATCACCAAAGCCAGACGATTCGTCAATTATCACAACGTCGTATGGCCAATCCCGACCCCATGCTGCGACCAGGAACTCAACTTGCTCCCGGTTAATCAGATGCACATTCGCTGGGTTGCGCATCGTGGCCTTGCGAATCTCCACGCGGGCGGCCTGGCGTCGAGCAAGCTCGATCTGCTCCCGATGCAGCTTCACGAATTCGTTAACCACCTGCTGAGTGTGCTGCGGGTCCAGGTCAGGATCAAAACCCCGACGAATCGCTTCCTCTCGTGCTGCGGCCACGATGGGCGCACGAGCGATCCGCCCGGCTTCACGAATCGCCTTCTGGAATTCCTCGTCACGAATCAACGCCCAATCGAGGCAGGCGGTATGACGCCATTTCGGGATTTCGGCCGGCCAGGTTTGGTACACGACGCGAACCGGGCCGATCACCAAGGCGCGTTCGAATTCGATTCGATCCAACAGGTCAGCGATGACCGTCAGGCTGATGATCGTCTTACCCAGGCCCAGGTCAACGAAAAGTGCGCTGAAGGGGTTCTTGAGCAGGAAAGGGACGGCAATGCCGTCCTGGTATTCGTGCATCTGTTCCCGCTCAAGCTCAACCTGGGCAAACTTCTCCTTGAGGAATTCGTCGATGTCGAATTTCATAGAAATGCAGCAGATGCTTCGATATAGGCAGACATGTCGTTATCGTTCGCATAGGGGCGAATAGGTCGGTGAAAGCCCGCTATGGAAAGTACTCGGTCAGGTACGAGTGCCGCATACTTTGGATTAATCTCGCACAACACCGAAGACCTTCCGTGAAGGATCGCTACCCCAGACACGGTGCCGCTCCCTCCGAAAGGATCGAGCACCACGTCACCCGGCCGCGAACCTGCCAGGATGCACGGCTCGATCAACGCGGGCGGGAACGTCGCGAAGTGCGCGCCCTTGTAGGGCATGGTGGCCACAGTCCAGACGCTGCGCTTATTGCGTGTATCACCGCCACCAACCCGCCCGGAGTGAACACCGATGTCATTGCGTAGTGTGCCGTCTTTGGCGGAACCTTTGCCAATCCGCCGTAGATGCCGCTTCCCAGGTGGAGTCGTTGCAGGCTCTTTGATCGCGTCACTGTCGAAGTAGTATCGCGGCGACTTGCTAAGCAGAAAGATGTACTCGTGTGCCTTGGTGCAGCGGTCGCGCACGCTCTCCGGCATCGGCGAAGGTTTGTGCCAGATGATGTCCTGGCGGAGATACCAGCCGTCAGCCTGGAGTGCGAAGGCTACTCGCCAGGGAATGCCTATCAGGTCTTTGTCTTTCAGCCCAAGCGATGCCGCCTTACTGGTGCGGTCGCTCATCTGTTCCAGCGTATTGCGAGTGCTGCCGACCTTGGCCGTCTCGCTAACTTTTCGATCTGTGCCACCAGTCCTCGCGTAGCTATCCCCCAGGTTCAGCCACAGCGTGCCATCATCGGCCAGCACGTCGCGCACGCAGCGGAACACCTCGACCATGTTGGCGACGTATTCGTCCGGCGTCTGTTCCAGTCCAAGCTGGCCGTCCACGCCGTAATCGCGCAGGCCGAAGTACGGCGGGCTGGTTACGCACATCTGCGCCTTGACGCCATCGGCGGCCATGCGGCGCAGCGATTCACGG